AAACTGAACTCCTCCATTATAATCTCCTACAATAGATACAATATTAAAATGAGTTAGTAAATAATAAAAATAAAATATATGTTGCTTTAAGTTTGTTCCAGATAATGCATAGCTATGAACTACAGTTCCAATTTTTTTATCATCATTTAATTTTAATACCATCATTGCAAAGTCGTCACTGCTCTCACTCTCTGCCCAACTTGGATCAAATGCTAATATATATTTTGCACCAACTTCTCCACAAACTTCTATATGAGGATTTTCACCGTCTTTTAGTGTGCAAGATGCCATTTTAGAAGTTTTAAAATATCCGCTACTGTCATCTGTAAATATAGAACCAAACTCTCTATCGAATTGACTTTGACTCATTGTAGACTTTGCTTGATCTAAAAGATTTTGATCGTACAGTTGTTTAGGGGCGCAATCATAACTGAACTGCATTATCACCCTATGAGCGTCACTCTGTTTTGTGCTCCCCGTCCTTATTAACTCTTCGAACTGCTCGTAAGCTTTATACATATATTCGAATTTATAACTTGCAGAGCTTAGTGCAATTAATTTATTGTTTTTCCAAACATGCCTATCATCTTCAGACATTTCTCCTTTTTTAATTAAATTCGTCTCTAAATTATAAAGTTCTTCTCTTTGAGTTGGATTCTCAACAACACTAAGGAAAGGTATAATGACCTCGTTGTAAATCCTTTCAGGCATCAAAGCAAACTCATCAATAATAATTCTGTGAAAACGAAATCCCCGCAACTTTTCTCCATCTCCGAGAGGTAATGCGCGTATCCTACTGCTACCTATTTCAAGCAACCATTCGTCATTGCTTTTTGATTTATGAGATATGCATTGAGCTAGATAAGCCGCACCAGGTTTTGAAGCAATGTCTTCAATTTTTTTAAAGATCATTTTTGCCTGACGAAAAGATTTGGATAATATACCAATTTCAACACCTTGATTTAATATTGCATCTAGATAAGCATATATCGCGGTAGTAAATGATTTACTCATTCCTCGAGACCAAACCCCCATAAAGTAATCTGTGCTAAACATGGCCTTAATGGCCATATGTTGAAAAGGAAACAACTGAACTCCGCTAACCAAGTCAGCAGTAAATGTAATATTTTCTCTAAGAAACTTATACAACAAAATTTTAGCCTCTTTCTCTTCCAAAAAACCCTTCACCTCTTCAAGTTGTTCATTGAAATTCATTTCTGGATTTCTAGATAGTTGATTTCCCGTTTCCCAAGCCATTATATCAAATCGTTATCTATGTAATACTGTAAATCTACGTCCCAAAGTCTTTGGCCCAGAACTAATAACTTTGGGATTATTCTTTCAGATTCTTCCCTACTTCCAGTGAAAACAAATTGGCAGCTTCCTGCGAATTCATGAGCTAACACTCTCATGTTATGATATATATACTTCATATTAGACATATGCGGAGCCCAGCGATTATGCTTTTCTATACTTGAAATACTACCTTCTGTCACAATAAATAAATAGCTGTCAAAATCTTTAGCGCGCTGCAACTCATTTTTGAACCTTTCTAGATTATTCTTGCTTAGGGTGGATTTGAAATCTTGCTCTCCTTTCCTGTCTACATAAGTATAATCATAATGTTCTTTACCTACGGCGTAATCACCGAAGTCTAATTTCAATAATTCTGAATTAGCAAATTCTAAAGGTTGTTGCTCTCTTGTGTCTATAAAGATCTTAATAGAAGGATCTATGGTTGACTTCCAGGTTTCAGGCAGTCTAGAGCTGAACATTGGCTCAACTCCAGCTTCCTTGCAGGCTGCGGAATACGATCTAAAATGTTTCTGATAAAGCTCTATGGTGGGCATCTCATTTACGGCAAGTTCCAGGTGAGAGGGGCCATATTTTAGGTTTTTTTCTGATACCCTTTTTTTTAATAGTTTTAATATATAAGGCTTTACAATTTCACTTGGTTGGTTTTCACACCATTTCAACAATTGATCTCTTGTTGAGAAATCTTTTGAGAAATACTGCTCTTTATTTTTAAAAGGAAGCAATTCTTCTTTACCAATTGATTGCAAGTACAAATTATATCTAGGATAATATTTTATATAATATTCCGCAAGAGTTATCTTGTGCGAGCGCAAATGCATATGAAGTTTTTTCTCGCTCTCGAATTCTAGAGAACAAATTTTACATATATAATTAGATGACATCTTCTTTTGAAATACCAAGAACTCTTGCCTTCCAATCAGGCATAGACTCTAATCTATCAGCTTCTTCTTTTGCGGAACGTTTTTGTAGTTCTGCGATTTTTAGCATAACTCCCCGCTCCTCTTCTTCTTGAAATAACTGCACTAAAGCTAATATATTAGCGTTTTGCTGTTGCTTAGAAGATATTCTTTTCGACCGATCACCCTGCAATTTTTGAATCAGAGACTCCATTCTTTTTTCGCACTGATTATACTCTTCACTTTTTGTTTTTAGTAGCTCCGCCAATCTAACTGTTAGGTCTTGCTGATCTTCTGCTTCATCAAACATTCTGTTTAATTTGTTGATTGCGCTTTGAATATTTTTTAAATGTATGTAATCCATACAAACGTTAATATATAAATTAATTTCATCGCTCGTAAGATCAGGTTTATCCCATGTAGCCCTAACAAATTCAGCTTCAAATAAATCTCTATCTGCCTGCGCGTCATAAGTATTTATAACCTGAATAAACCTAGGAGAAGAAAGGAAAGCTCCAAGCGACTCAACGCTTCTTCTTTCTGTCATAGTTAATTTATCTTCATTGATGCTTGTCTGGGCTGAATCATTTATTTTTTTAATGATTTTGCTTGTAGCTTTCGGAGGAGAATATCTTCTATTTATAGCATCTTCTGAAGCGGGAGTTTTTATCTCTTCGTTGGAATCAACGTAACCAAAAACCGCTTGATATTCTTTAGTGTTATGAGTTACCCTAATTTCAGGAAATAGTACAGCGGCAACCTGCGCACAAGTCATTCCGTTTGAAACGGATTGATCTATAAAATCTTTTTGCTCCTCAGATAAATGAACATCTTCTTTAGGGTAGACATGTTTTGTTTCATAATCAATTTCATTATTTAGTAAAAACTCCCTAACTGCACGACCTTGCTTGCTTCTACCATCTATCTTTTCGGCCTCTGGAAAAGCTAATCTAGTCAACTCTGTAAGATCAGATATATTTTTTGCATTATCTCTAACAATTCGCTTTTGATCTTCTGTTAACTCCATAATATCGTTGATCTAACTGAGATAATATCTTCTCTCTTTAGGATTTCTTGAGCTTTTTGTTTAAATACTTTTTTCAGATTTTTAATCTGCTTATATCCCGCTTTTCTTCCTTTCTCAGAGGTCTTATAGCCCATCTTTTTAGCTACTTCTTCTTCATCCAAATGCTTTACGAACAATAATTCATATACTTTATACTGCTTGGGAGACAACTCTTTTTGCATATGTTCATTTAATTTATCTTGCGACGCCAAAAGGTCAAAATTTTGATCCTGCATAGATGAAACTTCATGAGTGTGATTTTCTAAAGCTAAAGCCATCTTGATTCCGTACGCAGGTTTTTTCGTTCTTTCCCATTTGGCATATAAAGGGCAAGAAGAATCCTGTAAGCCACTTTTAGTGAATCCGCAGAGAGATGATTCTCCACCATCTTTAGTTGCGCATGATTGATTAAAGGGGCAGTTCAAACAAGGTCTAACAAAATTGCTATAATTGTTTCGCAAAATATTTTTCATTTGATTGGTGATAATCTTGTTTACCCACGGCTTTAGCGATCTAGACTGATCCCACTGATGCCATTTTTTATGTATATGAGCCTTTATTATTTGTTGAACGTCATCGAAATCAAACCAAGCTAACGAGTCTAAAAACCATTTATTTTTTCTTTTTTTTATCTCTAAGTCAATTTCTTCCGCTTTATCCTCGTAAGTAAAATTAAGACTTTCTTGGTCTTCCACGCTTTTTAGTTTTCTTCATGGGTTTATTTTCTTCCTCAAAATTTTCAAAAGCCTCTATAGGTATCAAATCTTTAAGATTAAATTTATTTTTGTCTTTTTCTATACTATATGATAATTTAGAGATACTTGGAACCTCGTAAATATCTACTCCATCAGGATCATCAATCACTTCTGCTCGCCTCGAAGAAGGTTTGCGTGTGGCAGCAGTTTTTGTTTTTGCTGCAGATAATATACTTAAACTCTCTCCACAACCACCACAAAATTTTGGCGCCTGCATAGAGTACATATTTTTAAAGCCACAATGAGGACAGTAAGAAAAAGCCATAATAGTATATTATAGCTTAAAAAAAAATTATATCAAATAACCTGCAATAACTACACTCTGTTTTTTTGTAAACTCCTCTGCATCAACTCCCCATTCTCTTTTCTCTTTGACGTACTCAAGGCAAATAGTTCCCAGTATTTTTCCATTTAAAGTTTTAATAGGTCGAGCAAATAAACTTTTAACACCTTTTTCTTGCAAGAAAGATTTAAAGCCTATATCCTCTCCATAATTTTCTACATCTTTACATATAAAAGTTTTTTCGGCGGCAATCGATTTTGTTAATCCGTGAAGATTAGAAACTCTTATGTTTTGCATGGTTTGACATTCAGAGCTTATTCCTTCGCTAATTACTTCGTATGTACAGCTTAGTTTTTGTTGACTCCTCCCAGAAAAGTAATGTTCCCCATTATGAAATTCCATAATGTAAACCCTATCAGCTTCTGTTTTTTCCATAACAAAATTAAGTGCAGAAATAATATTTCCATGCGCCGAAGGGTCATAATTTAATTCCTTACTTTTCTTTTCATCGTATTTTATTTTCAACCACATTCCAATAACAGCTGTCGCCGCGGAAACAACACCTGTTAGCACGCTTATAATATCAAGTCCACTATTCATTTTTTAAAAATTAAAGGTATAATTGCTGATAGCAAAACTATTAATATAATAATCCCGAACCAAATTAACGGATCTTGATGATTATAGGTTTCAGTGCTTTCAGCGATATTAAATACATCTGATTTATCTTTAATAGAACCAGTATCTGGCTTTTCACTTAAACTTTTTGCTACCTTGCTTGCGCATCCATTAAAAAACAAGAATATAAATAATAAAAATCTCATCTGCGCTTGCTGGGTATCGCATAAAAACCAATAACCATGAAACATAAATCCATAAACGATGCAAGCATCAATCCTCCGGTCATAGTCACTAGCTCCCAGTCTTTTCCCCCAAAAACCCAACCAAAAAATCCCCACTTAGCGTTATCTCCTTTTGGAACAATTAAATCGTATGATATATGTGGATTCATTGCATAATAAATCATTAAAAAACACATCGTAAACGTAATACTCATAAATAAAATTCTTCTTGTTACTTTTACAAAAGGGTCTTTTGCATTAGCCTCCTGGCTTGCGATTAAAGCATTTAACATTTTTTCATCCCTTGCAGCTAAAGCTAATTGATCTTGTCTTTTTTGTTCTAGCCACGCATTAATTAAATTACATGCTAGTTTTATTCCGGCTCCTATAATAGTATTTAATATTGGCCCCATAGGTTATATGTTACACCTTCTAGTTAAAAAAATATAAAAAACGTGTAATATATTACATGTCACAAAAGTCAATCCTTGAAACATTAAGTAAAAATTTAAATTCATATCAATCTACTTGTTGGTTGAAAACAGAAAACGCAAAACTAAACGGACTTACTCCAGCAGAATTGATGATGGAAAATCAAACAGATAAAGTCGTTAAAATTCTACCAGAAGAAATAAAAAGGATTAAGAGTAAAAAAAACACTTAATCACTCTTTAGGAAAATCTACTAACAAAAATCGTTTCCATTTGTTAACGCTTATGCAAAAATACATATAATGATCGTCATAAGCAAATTGGCCTGGAACTCCATAAGAATCGCTTCCAGCGGGAACATATTTAGGGGCATCCTCTATCGTAGGAGATTCGTAATCTGTTGAAATCGTTGCTAATATAGCTGCGTTTAAGGGCTGGGACGCAAGAGCGTTTAGCGAGGGATATACATTTGAATTTCCAATGATCTCATAATATATGTTTTCTAATGATACTCTATCGTTAACAAGATCGTAATTAATATCGGCGTATAATTTAAAATTTATTGTTTTAATAATCTCTTGCCGAGATAAATACGAAGGAATGATATTATCTACTCCATTTACAGAAAAAGATCCTGTTGGCTTAATAAGGTTTACTGAATTCCCTCCCCACGCAATGTTAATTGAAAATGTACTATTTTTAGAAAGTAAATTATCTGACTGAAAAATAATATTATTTGCTGCATTAGGATTTGTATTTACGCTAATATTTTTTTGATCTAAATATTGCCTTAACTTTAATGATTCCTGTACAAACGTACTACCTGCCATTTTGTAAGTTCCTCCCGCAGGCTTTTGAACCAAAACGTAATCTAAATTAGGCTCGAATGATATGTCTGAACTCGGAAGAGTTGGTAAATTTTCTATTCTCTGAGAAGTCATTGCTATAATTACTACACTTAATTTTAAAAGAGGTCTTCCTAAAAAGATGGTTGCAAATCATTTGCACATTCTTATTTTATCGATTATATATTATATTTTCTATATATACTAAACAAAACTAATTTATTGATAATCTTATATTTTATACTACTATAACTTAATGAATGATCATTTAACTATCGTGAGCTTACTATTAGCTTTATTTTTTATGATGTGGTTTGCATGGGATCAAAATGAATTGGTAAATAATCAAAATAAAGAAATAAATAGATTACAACAACAAGTATTATTTCATAATTTATTTACTCAAAGAATATACAACAATCAAAACCCAACATATAGAAATACAGATTAATACTTTAAAAAAAATCAAAACTATATAATATAAAACATGACAGATCAAAATAATCAAAGTACAGAAAATCAAGTATCACCTGAACGAGAGAATGCAGTAGTTGCATTAGCGAACGAATTTCTTGGCCGCACAACGTTGGCAGAAGCCCTTTCGCAGGTTTCTCTAAACGCAGTACTACAATTGGTACAAAATCAAGCTATCGCTCAAGGACGCAAGCAAGTTGAAGAAATGAATGACGATGAAGTTAAATCATTACTTGAAACGATTGAAAAAAGTAAAACAGAAAATGCCGCGAATGAAGCAGTTGAGCAGGTTAGCGAAGAAACTGTTGCAGCGAGTTAATAATTTCGCTTAGATTATAGCAGGCGATACGGTCTGTAACAATATTATAACCCGGGGTAGTTCCAATACTATACCCGGGTTCTTTTTGGTTTGTAAGAATTAAGTCTGAGATGAAATCATGAGCCCCTTTACTTTTTAACCAATGCCAGTATATTGATCTTGTACCAGGCTCGCATTCAAGCAAAATATCATCAAATATATAAGTTTTTGCATATAATGTGACATCGCGAAAACAGCATATCTCGCTAGGTGGCTCACTTAATATCGATTGAATTATCAGTTTCTTCATTTAAATTTATGTCTGAATGATAATGCCCGCAAGAAGTACATATTCTCTTAGTATCATAACCTTCGGTTAAATAGGAAGATCTCTCTTGAACTCCGTATGCTTGGTTGGTCAAGTATTCCTGCAAGGTTACACTGTTTCTGAATTCAGCAGATAATATCTTATAATATCTATAAGTAAAATATTCTTTACCTGTGTATATTATAATTGGATCAGCAATAGTATTCTTGAAAGATGTTTTAATTAATTTCACCCCATCTTTAGCTACCGCATTATAATCGACGGAATACCCAAGGTCCTCTAGCATGCCAATTCCAACTGAAGTCATAGGGGATTCCTTGACATCATAAATCGCGCTAATCATCTCTGTAAAAACTGGCCTTATATTATTACCAGCTTTCCTTGCGTATTCCGCAAAATGACCACCTTTTTTGCCGGAATCTACTTCTATCTCTAATCCATAACCCTGAACGGGTACAGCAGTAGTATTAAAAGAACCTAATACTCCTCGATTTTTTAAAGACTGAATAGAATCAGTTAAAATTTCATTATTTTGTATATATTTTGCATATTTAGCGGTTCCAATTATTTCTTTATATTTTTGCAAAGCTTTTGACCCAATATATTCTGCTCCAAATAATCCGCTTTTTACAATATCAGAATATATACTGAATGCTCCCCACCTTGACCCAAGTATCCTGTATGCGTTCCAACTTGGCCCCGCTCCAAATCCATGCCATAACTCATGAATCATGATGGCACATAATTGTGTAACTCCATTCAATATGCCAGGGTTCCCATTTGTTGGAATAATTTGTCTAGCTGAACCATCATATATATCAAAGGGATCTAAGTTAATATCTATCTTTGTGATTTGAGGGTGCTCTCCATTAAAAGCATTAAAATTAGATTGAATAAAATCAGTCGGCGCAGCAGAAGCTAAGGTGCCTCCAGTAGACGCTTGTGGCATTAATTTAATATGTACATCAATTTCCATATCGGTTGTAATTATAGATTCCCAGTATTCTCGAGCCATCTCTAGCTGTATTTTATCTTCTTCCTCTAAATCCAAAAAATAATGGTAATTTAACTTTAACCCCCTTAATCTTTCTCTTGGTAAATATAAATGAGGAAAGGTTACTCCGTGAATAGAACCACTACTTGTTGATCCAATAGCAGCGTCTGCGCCTTCTCTTTGAACGCCTTCGGCAAAAAGAACTGGATCGAGCCAATATATATGCCCAACCTCTTTGGTTCTGTATACGTAATGCTGATCGCTTATCGTGACGTTACTATAATCCCCTCCTTCTTTCAATTTATGCCTGGGCTGCATTGCTTCATAATAAATTTCATTTTCATGCAATATTGTCTCTAATTTTGAATCGTAAAAATCTCTAGGAACAACATTGCCATACGGCCCTTCTCTCTCAGTAATTGGTAAAGCTGCCCCGCTTCTAAATATACCTATCGACATATAAATTTTATCTGTTGGAGAACCTATACTCGGTATTTTTTCGGTCCAACCATTCCAATCCCAGACAATTTCTCTATCTGTCGCCTCCTCCTCTACTTTATTATTAAACCTGTACACCCAGTCGAGTTCATTATGAGTATCCCAACGAGAAGTATCTATAGCATCTCGCCAAAATGATGATCCTATCGGTTTGATTGCGAATGAATATCTTGTATTTGTCTGACTTATTACAGCACCTTCATCCGCGGCCAAATCCTCAGGAATTCTTGAAAATTCCTTGCTATTTTTTCTAAAAACGACAACAAAGTCTACATTTGAATATGAACCAGCTGGTGAACCAAACTCTTTCCATGCTCTTTCGTGATCAGAGCCATCCCAAGATGCAACTTTTTGTTTTTTAGGGATGGAAAAAGTTTCATAATATTCTCTACCTAAATATTTCCAAACCAGTCTTCGTTCGGAGTCGCATCTCGGTTTAGAACCTTTTTGAGGTGAGCTCCACGAATAAGTTCCATCATTTTGTCTTGTTCCAATAATATAATTCATATATCCATCCCAGCTGATTCTATCAGATTTAAAGCCTTCATATAATTCTCCCTCTTTTATAGGCATTCTTCCGTATTCCCCAGTATCATCATTATAAACTAAATCAGACTGTACGTCTGTCCATCCATTACCATCCTCTCCATTTGCAGGAGGAGTACTATTGTCTGTAATAGTCCTAACAGGATCCTTACTATTTGCAGAAAATGTTTGAGTGTAAGGAAGAAAGCTTCCCATGGAAAGTTTCCACTTAATTTTTAATTGAATATCTCCCCGAATACTTGGAGATCCTTTTTCAACGAAAGATCTCCTGAAGGCTTCAAATCTCAAAGTAGATAAAAGACTTTTTGACTTAGTTGAAAAAGGTCCGTTTAAGGATTCTCCCGCATAAAATTTTTCACCATCTTCTCTTCCTACATAATTATCATATGGATAACTATTATATTCACTGAGCGCTCCAGTTTTTTTTGCCCCCTTCACTCTTAAATTGTGAATCATTACCCAAGAGTCTCGAGTTAATTTTTTATCTACAGGTTGAATATTAGCTTCTTCAAATTCATTAGACTCATTGCTTTTTTCAACTGAATCAACATTCATTCCTCTAGGCTGGACACTTTCAATGGCGATGTTGAAACCATCTTCGTAATCAAGATCAAATTGATCATAATAATATTGTAATGCTTGTCCTCCTGCAAAAAAATAAATACTTCTAGGCAAAGTCCTGCCTTGACTGTTTGGGTATTCATCGTCAAAATATTTTTTTATAAAATATAATTCATTACCCTCTGAATCCGGCCACGTAGAGGGTAGTAAATACTTTTCTGAAAAATTAATTGAATTATCTTCATTTAAAACAATGTCAGAATCAAATTCATCAGCGTAAAATACAACTTCATTTGGGTTGGACTGATTAATTGCCACATAATGTGATATCTTAGAACATAGAACAGTTCCTTTATATAAAGGACCAGAATCTGAATCAACAACATATGAAATTCTATAGTAATAATGATTATGAGTGGATGCAGCAGGAAAATATGGACTTCCTGACTCTACAACAAAATTCATATTTTCATGATTGATTACTCCATAAAGATTAAATTCGTAGAAATCCTGAGGCAATGGTACCATACCTAATGAGTTGATTCTATATTTTTTGCCGTCAATAAATTGCAGATAGCAATGATTTTCATCCTGAATAGGTTCCCAGTTCTCAAAATCATTAGAAAATTCTATTTTCCAAGACGGAAGAATATTGTCGTAATCAATATCATTTTTTACCCATAACCACCACGAAATTGATTCTTCGAATACGATTTCTTGGCTTCTAACAAAAACCGTAAGTTTTGTTGATTTAGTATTTTTATTCTTATCGTATAGTACATATGGAATGTTAATCTGTTCGCCAGAATCGAAATTTACATGATTTTTACATGAAAGCATTGGACGACCAGGTCTCAATAATTTAGCCTTGCTTGATATTCTAGTTCCGGAGCCTTCAATATCTGCATTTATAAAATTCTTAAAAAATATATTAAAGTATAAATCTCCAGTAACTTCAAATCTGTTTTCTCCTGACGTAAAAACTGAATAAAGAGATAATTTTATCTGAAGCCCACTTCTCTCCTTTAAAGAATTTGAAATCATAGGGATAAAATCTACTTTTGGATTACCTATTTCATCATCACCCCAAGCAGTTTGCAGCGTGCTCTGTAATCCTGGAGAGCTTTGTTGTACATATGAAGAAGGATTATATGTGTAATTTCCTAATTTATAATGAAAATCTCGCCATCTATCTAAAGCTTTTTCCTTATCGGTGAAAATTTGTATAAGTTCCTCTTCTTGTTGGCATTCTATGAACGTAACTATAGCGCCAATCTCTCCATTGCTAATTTTGGTTGCAAGAGATATTTTATTCCTTGCTTCAACAGGAATAAAAGAAAAACTTTTGTACTGGAATAACCCCTTTTCATCTTGAGTTAAAGAGCTCTTGAAGACTTCTGAGTCATTTATATATATTACTAAACCATTTTCTCCAACGTCTATATACTTGAAATACAAAATCGTTTTTCTACCAGGTGTTAATTCTATATTCCAAAAACATTGATCAAAACTTTCTTGATTACTATTAGTGGAAATACCTAATAAGTAATATATTTTACCACTATCAATCTTCAATCTAGCTGTATGCCCATTTCCAAAAGGAGTATTTCCCAGAGTTTCTACCGAGCCAAGTCTGTTAAAAGCCTTAATTTTGCTATCTCCTTTTTTATATAACCTGTATTGAGAGTTGATTTTTCTAATATAATAATCTAAAGTTGTTCCTGTCTCAAAATTAAAATATCCATGCCCGTGATCTCCAGCTTGTAAATATATATCTGGAATATATGGAGAATCTGTAATTTGCTCCATGAATGTTTGGTAATATATTCCATCAAATTCAGATGAAAAATAATTGCTACAAGAAATAGATTTGTTTGCCACTAAAAGCTTTGAAGCTGTATCTGTAATAGATTCCCCTGGATGAATTAATTTTAGTTTTGAATTTTCTATGTTTGGTTGTCCAAAATTATTTGGTGCAGAATCTGTGCTCTCAAGCCTTGCAAAGTAATCTTCTGCGGTATCTTGTCCTTGTCCATCAGATAATGCAGAATCATAATTCAATAGAATATTAATCGGGTCATTTGACCAAAAATCTCTATCATGTACTTTTTTATACAGATCGGGTAAATAATAGTATTGTTCTGGATTTTTTAAAACGCGCAACCATGGCCAATAGTCATAATTATCTATTACCATAGAGGTTCCCATATTTATGAAATTATTACCAATACTAGAAGGATAGCCAAGGTTTCGAACTGGTTTATGATACCACCAATGTCTGGGTCCAAAGTTTTTTATAGTGAGGGCTGGGGGTTGAGTAACGTAAAAAGGTAATCTTATTATCATGGGCGGTCCGCCAGGAATAGTGGAAGGAATGCTGTGCTCTATAAATAATAGCTGCAAGGATCCCGTTGTCCCCCAAAAAGAACCAAATCCTCCCGCGGGGGTACTTGCATCCTTATAGTCTCCATCGACGGCATTATATATAATGTATTTTAAACCGCTTTTCTGATAATACATTTCTTCAGGCCAAACCATGTAATCAATTTTATTAGAGTAATATGTTCTTGCTGTATATGTAACCCAAGGATTTAATATATAAGTATAATCTGCATTTGCGTCATATTCAATATTTGAAAAATTTTCAGAAAAATTTTCAGAAACAACTATTTTTTGCAACTTTCGGTTAAAAACAGGCTGATCGTGGAACATTCTACAAGGTATTTTCCTGTATTTTGTGACTCCATCCTTTTCGGAGGTTTGTACATTATTATATGAATCTGTTTGTGCCACATCATAAATATAATTTTGATAAGGTAGTGGCGTTTTATGTTTTTTTCCATTCAAATCCATAAACCAAGAAACTTCAGAGAAAAAATGTCCGCCCGATAAGTATTCACCTAAAGCGCTACCGTTTTCAAACAAAACAGAGATATTCGTAGGGTTTCTTGTGAAATATTCGCTACCTATTTTAAAATTATGTAATTCGGAGAAACCGTAAGGAGCGGAACCATCTCCAAACGGTAACGTGCCGTCCGCTTCTATAATCTCCGTAGTTAAAGATTTTATATTTATGGAACCATAAAAACCTCCGTGTGTATAGTTGAATCTGCGAACATCATTGATTCCAACAGGGTCTAAGCTTGCTCTATTTGAATGAAATTCAGTCATTCTTTTTTTGTATTTTATTTATTACATATTTTAATATTTCGCTACGTTTAATATCTTCTGCTCCGAAATAGAAAGTATGAATACCTTGCTCTTTACTTTCGTTGTCGTTAAATAATGAATACATATCTGCGAATCCACTTTTGCCATTAATATCGCTTTGCATCGGATCACCGCAAATTAATAATTTACTTCCTTCTCCCAATCGTGTCATTAACGTAGTTAATTCTTTAAATGTAAAATTTTGAGATTCATCCGCGATTACTATTTCATTTCGCCAACTCGCGCCACGTAAATAGTTAATCGGCATGCCTTTTATTATTTCTTTGTCTTTTACTATGCTTGCTTGACCAGGAATTAATAATTCATCTAGTTTTTCATTCATTGGCATCATGTATGGATTGATTTTTTCCGCCATTTCGCCAGGTAATGCTCCAAGACTCTTTTCGCCACTTTCTGCAATGGTTCGAACATAAGTAATTCCGCGCTCATTGTTCATGTTGTAAAGCTGCAAAGCTCCGTAAATCGCGACATATGTTTTACTTGTTCCCGCGGGACCACTAATAAATATTATTTTTGAATTACTGTCAAAGATTATTTTTAATAGTTCTCGTTGTTTTTCAGTTAAACTAATTTTTTTGAGTTTTATATTAGTTTTTGTTAATGATTTGCGAATTCTTTCGATTTCGTCTTCATTCACGATTTCAGGTTGTTTCTTGCGTCGAGGCATGTTTATATATTATATTCTATAATGTACACTTTTTAAGTGTTTTATATAGGCGCCGATTATATTATTTTGTATTGTTTTCGATGATTTATTATATGGTGCCGATTTTTTTTGACCTTAACATATGTTATAATTAAATGTATTGTGTTGTATATTGAGAAAACCCACCCCCGGCTGTTTTTGCACAATTCGATTGCAAAATGAATCCATTTAATGGGTAGGGTTCACTCTCTACGCTGTAGAATAATGCAAAAAAATAGTTGAATTTTATGCTTGTGTTTTCTACTGTGGCATGCTACCTTGTAGATATGATTAAGACAAATAATAAAGTAAATGGATTCATCGCAAAGGTGAATATAGTTGACCGCAAGACCGGCGAGTTAGTGAGTAAAAATGTCATGATGAAATGCGAACATCACGCGTCAATTGAAGACTTGAACAAAGATCTCGCAAAGTTTGGACTGCCTAGAAAGTTTGAACTTGTCGAATGGATAGCTTAAAAAACTTAAAAAAACTTTCTTTTTTCTTGCAATTGCACAAAAATTTTTATAGATTAGTATCATGATTAAGATAATAAAAAACCCAAACTTTTCCGAATGGTTTAACATTTCCTTGGATGGGAAAGTTTTAGATAATGCTAGAACTAGAGCTGAGGCTTTTAATATCGCTAGTAAAATCAAAAAAAATCTTCGCAAGCAAATCAAAACAGGAGCTCGTATCGTCTCATCAATAGAAAGAGTTTAATACTATGACAGATCAAAAAAAATTCATCGAGTTAAAACTCGGACTCTCTCTCTCCAAGGCAGAAGGAAACTTGCAGTTCCTCGCTTCTTCGGCTCACGCTGAAAATACCAACATAGGCATCACGCAAGGCATGGCGATTCTTGACGCTCTCAATGCCGTACAGAAAGCTCGCAAAGAATTGCAAGCAATCCTTCACAAACAAAGACAAAACCAAACAAAATAATTATGCGAAAAGTAACACAGCAAATTAAAAACGCCTTCGAGCAAGGCACATCCTTAAAAGTCGGCAATACTAAAACAGATGGCAAAACCGTTTGGCTACATGGTAACGCGATTGTTAAACGCGATCCTGACGGGCTTGTGAGATGGTCGCTTGCGGGATGGAATACACCCACCACACGCGAACGCGTAAACGGCATAGCTAACGCGGGCGTTTATCAGTACAAATTCGAGCCTGTACTAAATGGTCAAGAAATTGATTCATCCGATTGGTTCGCTTCTAATACTGCACAACCTGACCTTCTTGTGTTCTAAGTAGCTAAGCAGTAAGGACTTAGGGCTCCGGCCCTAGGTTGTTTCATAACTCGTTGAGTTGTAGATAGTTACATGCGATACGATAATGCAATAAAATAGTTAAATTTTATGCTTGTGTTTTTACTGTTTTATGCTTATGTTTAGGTATGAATCAAAAAGATAGACAACCACTCACAGAAAGAGAAAAGATTCTCCTCGCATTCAAACTTAAAAAAACTCAAAAAAAAGTAAAATAAAGTTTGACATTTGCTAATATATATAATAGATTATAGATATGATTAAGACAACAGAACAAATAAAGAACGAAATCGCAATAGAAAAAAACCAACTTGCAATGTGGCGAGGTAAAATGGATCAAAGCGAAATTGATTGGATCAATGCAAAAATTTCTGACCTCAAGGCTATGCTTCCACAAGCTCGCTATAATGACAAAGTTCTAGCCTATGGTTGGGAATCAGTAGAAAGAAACGCTTGACAGATTGCCTCAACTAGGTTAGTCTTTACTAATAACATCTAAAAACAAATTGCAAAAATGATAAATGTATTCAGAAACCCAAACTTCCAAAATTGGTTCAATGTTCTCTATAACGGCAAGCTAGTAGATAGTGCAAAAAGTTACGCACAAGCTATGGAAATTGCGAAACGCTTAAGCAAATCGAAAAAAGCTCCGATTCTCTCAAACAATAAATAATCATGATTCTAGAAATAATCTTCCTCTCTTCGTTCTCTTTTGTCTTTTATGTCATATGGTCTGACCTATTAAAAGATTAAAAAAAGTTTGACACAGAAAAAAAATTATATAATATCTTTACTTATAAACTAATTGTTAAAATATAAAAATTATGAAAATTGCTGAAAATAAACTCTCACAAAAAGAATTCTCTTCTCTTAAGAAAGACATCAATAAAACTTTGCAACAAATCAGGAACGGAGTTGTTCATGCTCAAGGATCAGACTCGGCAAAGCACGGCAAGGCGGGAGAAGTTGCAATTTGCAAGATGTTCAACTTTAGAAATGAAGACGGCAGTCTATACGAGCAAAATGGAAGAGGTTGCGATGTTCCCAAGTCTGTAGTTGAAAGAAGTAACTTGCCAAAAGAATTTCATCACGATGTAGAAATTAAATACTACAGCAACAAGTCATCAGTTTCCTTGCTCGGTGATGCAAAAAATAAAATACAAAAAATCAAAAAAGGTTTGGTTTTGATAAAAGCATTTTACCAAGATGATCCCGAAAATCCTTTACCAAAAATTCACATCGAAAAGATTTCTCCAAATTCCGAAGATAAGAAAAAATTTAAAGAAATGGAGAAGATTGTTGACTTTGTAAAAGATCACTCAAACCCCGTATCACAAACAAGAGAATTAGTAAAAGAATTTAACACAAAATGCAAAGGTGGACGATTCTACTTAAATAATACATCAAGCTCTACACGCAGACAAAGGCAAATCCAACTTGTCGATCGGTGGTCATAAACCACTGATCTTCAATAACTTAGGGCTTCGGCCCTAGGCTTTTGCATAACTCATTGGAAAGCAATAGCTTACAATATAAAAAAAATTAAAATAATCCTTGACTTTTACTTCCAATTATACTAGATTACTATCATGACAGATACAACATACAACGGATGGAAAAATTGGGCAACTTGGAATGTAGCTCTTTGGTTAGGAAATGATGAATTCCTTTACAAGCTTTCCCGCAGATTTGTTCATTACAAAGATCTTGCGAATAAGCTTGAGGAGATCGGGATGATTTGCACTCTCGACGGAGCAAAATTCAAGGATGAAGACCTTGACACCTATGCACTTGATGAGTGGTTGATGGATGAATAAAAAGCTTGCAATTACTTTTTTACTTTGCTAAATTACTTTTATGACCAAAAACGAAATGCAAAAAGAAATCTTCGAACTCCACAAAGTTCTTAAAGAGTCCATCTTAACCGACTCTCAAAGAGTTGCGATACGCAATGAAATTGGCGAGCTGGAAGACCACATCGCACTCATAGAATTTGAAGACCAGCCCGACATTGATTGGGGATACCATGACCAAACAGATTTCTAAAACCTTCACAGTTAGCAAGTTACAGAATAACTCCTAGGCGGTTTTGTAAGTCACTGATAATAAAAGACTTGCAATATAATGAGATTGTGCAACAAAATAGTTGGATTTTAGGCTTGTGTTTTGCCGGTTTCTGTGGTAGTTTTTACTTATGATTAAGACAAAAGAAACACTCCTAAAAGAACTCGACTTCGGAATTAAGCTTGCTCAAATCAAAGGTTGTATTGAGTTTTTGCATTACATGAACACAGAAAAAAAAGAATCCGCAAGGACTTTGACTGAAGAAATGACAACGCAAGGACTCATTGAAAAGGTTGAAGCTCTTCAAAAAATGTTTAAAGAAATTCAAAAATAAA